GTCATTAACGTCAGCAGCTAATGTAACTTCTTCGGGTAACCAATGCACACGTTGTTGTGCTTTTAAAAATTCATGTGCTTGGTCGTATTCAAACGGCTTGTAAAATAAGCGCTTATCTGTGATCATATTATTTAAACGAGTTAATTGTTGAAGTTAATGCTGCTTGTGTAGTTCCGCCTACAATACGTTTTACCTCTTGGCCGTCTTTTTCGATAACGATAGTAGGAACACCTCGTACTTTGTATTGTATAGCTAATGCAGAATTTGCGTCAACATCAACATCTTGAAATGAAACTCCATCAACTGTTGATTTAACTTGTTCGAATATTGGGTTTAATAATTTACAAGGTCCACACCATTCACCATAGAATTTAATAACTTTTATCATATGTATTATTTTTTAAATTTCCAAATATAACCATATGCTGTTTTTTGATTACCTCGACAAACAGCACCTATACCATCACTATTACTTTTATTTAATCCAATTTGAGCGGCTTGTTGTGATTCCCACTCTTGTATTATATTCCCTTGTAGATCATACTGAATAACTGGAGTTATCTGCCAGGTATTTTTTCTGCCTACTAAATGGTCTCGTTTGGCTTTAATTTTATTCTTATGTTCTTCAGTAAATGGTCTTCCTTTATGTGATTTAGACATACCTTTTGTTTTATCGCTTATCGCTTTATTTCGCTCATCACTAAAAGTAATATTAGTAGGTCCACCCCCACCATTATTTTTATTTTCTAACATGAATCCCCAACTTTTAAATAATGATATGTAATGGTTTTCCCAAAATTTCCATTCACTTATTGGTACTTCATCTATGGTTTCTAAAATTGTATCAAATCCATATGTACATTTATGACTTTGTTTTCTCCACTTAACACCATTTGTCTTGCCTATATAAAATGGAATACCATCCGATTTACATAAATAATATATTATTGTTCTCATCGGCAATAAATATATTAAAGACAAGGACTGCACCAACTTTACTAATATACTTTTTTAAGGTGCAGATATAAATACAATATATACTAACAATAATTAAGAAGGAGTCGCTAGTTCAAAAAACTTCTTTCGTAGATAATCTTTATCATCGTGATCAAAGTCTTGTTTAGTTCTTTGTGGAGATTGTTGTGGAGAATCCGACTCTTCATCTTCAATGTATTCGCCCGTAATACGAGTTATACCTGTAGATCCTTCAAAATCACAGTTGAATGTAATACCATCTGTACCATAACGATTTTTAATAATATGCCAACGAGAAGTATTATCTACTTTATCTTTACGTAAACGTGATGTTGAAATAATAATATCACCAATCATAATTTTGTCATACGATCCAGCAGCTTTGTCACCCTCTACTACTTTATCAGCAGCACCTGAACGATTTACTTGTGATGGTGATACAATTGGTATACCTAATTCCTTAGCTAATCCTTTAGCATCAGTGTAGATATCATCTAAATCATCTTTGCGTTCATTTCTAGCGCGTTGGCGATTTTTTAACAAATCTAAATAATCAATAAAGATAACATTGGGTTTAAAATTATGTTGGTTCCATAATTGATCCAAATGGCGCTCAATATCATCTAATGATGCACGTTTTGGTGGATATTCTTTAATAATTAATTTACCTGCTAATCCTTTTGTTGCATCTTCAATTTTAACTCGATGTAATGGTAGTTGATCAACTGGAATTTTAAGTAAATTAGCATCAAAACGTTGTCCAACATATCCTTCACCTAATTCTAATGTGTAGTATACTACTTTACCACCTAATTTAGCAGCTTCTAACGCCATCGAAATAGCAGCCCATGATTTACCAGAACCTGGGCCACCAAAAAATATAACTAAATCGCCTTTACCATAACCACCTTGCGTAATTGAATTAATCTGTGGCCAAGGTGTAGGAATAACACGTCTATCGTCTGGTCTATAACGTGCTTCAACATCTAATTCATAATCATGTCCAGTATTTTTTTCTTGTGATGTAACAATTGCTTTAGAAATCAATGAGCGTATCGATTCATAATCACCATCATTTAATAAATCAACAGATGTCATAATTGCTTTTTTCATCTGTTGGTTTTGGCAGAATTTTAGGAATTCTTGCTCGATATATTCCTTATCGTGTGCTTGATCAGCCATTTTATAGGCTTCCTTTAATTCCTCAACAACAGCAATCTTTAATACATCATTATTTTCTTTTTTTACTTCGATCTGAAGTGCCTCCATTGTAGGAGTAGTATGAAATTCGTCAAAGTATTTATTTAATTTAGTTACAATCCATTTTCTGGCTGTATTTTCAAAATACTCATCTGTAACTGAATCTGATACATCTACTAGAAATTTTCTATCCGTTAAAAGCAAACCTAGTACTTTGGTTTGAAACGAATTCCCGTACTTATCTAAACTATCTAGTGCTGTCATTTATAACCTTTATTTATAACTTTTATTGCTTCCAATCTAACGAAGAAAAATTCTCTATCAACCACCCTTGCCAATTTACCCGCTCATTTAGTTGATCAATCTCGGTCATTTCAACGAAACTCCCTATGTTCAGTGATGGTGGTGCATTTTCAATTGTTTCGTCAATGATGCGCTTATCCTCGTTGTTTATATTTGGATCTTTTAATGACATTAATTTAAAATTAACATCTAATTGGTTGGCAAATGAAAGTATTTTTGTATATAATGCGTTTTCGCTTTCATTTGTTTTTGCTTTATTTAACATATATTCTAAATCAATAGGAGTAGACTCTGTTAATTCAGGGTATAATTTAAATACTTTTTTAGGACCTAATCCTTGGATTCCGGGAACATTATCTCCAGCATCACCCAATAGCATTTTATAGTTAATAAAGTTATTAGGATGTACAAGATATTCTTCCAAAACTTCTCGTTCGCCATACGTTTTCTTTTTGGTTGGTGAATAAATTTCTGTTTTATCTGATATTAATTGTAGAAAATCCTTATCAGCAGACATAATTGTTACTTTATCTACTTCAGAATCTGCTTCAAATTTTTTAACTAAGTAACCCATTACATCATCTGCTTCAATTTTAGGAATCGAAATCATTGATACTGGTAGTTGAGTACAATATTCAATTAATCGTCCCATCTGATTAGCCATTGATTCGCTTTCTTCAGATTTAGTATCAAATACCTTCCAATTAGTTACTTTTAAATTAGTACGATTAGCTTTATAATCAGAATATAAGTACTGTTTGTTAGTAGAATTACCTTGCCCATCAAATACTAAAATAACCCTAGTCGGTTGGTATAGCTTAATAGCATAACCAACCGATTTAAGGAAGCCAACAAGACCACCTACATGGTGGCCGTTGGGGTTTATGTGCTGAATAATAGCAAATGAGCGGAGGAATGTATTCATTGAATCTACAATGAGTACTCTAGCGTTCTTTGAATTATTTTTATCAGCATTTAGTTCTGATAATAACTTGTTTAGAAAGTCTTTATCCATTTTATTCTGGTTCTTGGTCAAACATTACTGATGTGTCGATTCCATCATCACCCATCTCTTCTACAATATCGAAATCGTCACTACCTAAAATGCGTAGCCATTCCTCAGAATGTTCTTTCTTGTAATTATCAATTGCTTTTTTATCATCATCAATAAAACCATGTACTGTCATAATAACTGTACCTTTCGTTTGTACACCAGTAATGTGGTTTTTATCCATTGATACTTTAGTACGTTTAGCAAATTCAACGTCTTTACCGCCTTTAGTTGCTTTAATTTTATTAGTACCAGCATTAGTAATATTACCAAATGTTACTACAACCGAAGCATCAAAGAACATAGTATTACCACCTTTATTCTTCATTTTTGGTTGTTCCATCGGCATTGATGGTTTATCTACCCAAATTTTATTTACTGCAACTAACGTATTAGTATATGGATAGTTTTCTTTACGTGATAATATAATCTTTTGATTGATAAAGTTACCAAAGGATTGAGACATAGCTCCAGCATTCCATTCATTGTTGTTCTTGTTTGATTCAACAGATAGTTTACATGGAATCGATCCAACTGAATCCCATAAAAATAATAAATCGTATGGTAATCGATTCTGTGATTGTTCATGTAGTAAATCAGCAATAAATGCTGCTACATCTTCGACTGTACCTAATATAGATCTATCAATATAGATAAAATCACCTTCGTAATCGATTAACTCACCTGTTTCTTTATCGAATACTTCATTTAATTTGAAACCCATTTGCTTAACGTGTTCCCAATTCCATTTCATCTCGGTAATAATGAATACTGGTAGTACACCTGCTTTCTGAGCTGCTACTGCACACTCTAACATTGCGGTTGTTTTACCTGTATCTGAATGACCTCGAAGTAATGTAATATGGCCCATTGGAATACCTGGTAATGATAATACTTCATTAAACGCAGGAGACAATGGTAGCCATTTCTGTGCTTTAAATTTAACTGATTGGTCTAAAAACTTGGACTTCTTGAATGAAGCCAAGTTAAATTTAGACTTATCACCTAATACCGTTGATACGGTTTCCGAAACTGATTTTTTTGCCATTATTGAAATAATTCGTCAAATTTATCCGATGAGTTTGTATTCAAAGAGAACGCTGCTTTATCTTGCTCTGTTACTTGATTATCATTAACCCAATCTGATTGTACTGCGGGTAATGGGTCTGCAGGTGTTGGAGCAGGTGCAGCAGGTGCTGCTTGTTCTTCTTCAGCTTCTGGATTTAACCATTTAGCTAACAATTCTTTAATGTCGTTGTATTCACGTTTACGATTAATCGTCATAATATCTGGTTGTTCTTCTAACCACTTATTAACTTGATTAGCATCATCAGAAATTGGAGATGATTTTGGGCGAGGACGTAATGTACAGCTAACTACTTTACGACCAGCAACTTCAGCATTTACAGCATCGATTTTAAAATCAAATCCATCCTGGATATCAGTAAAATCACCATAATCTTCATCAGCAGCAAATCCTAAAAGTGATTTGTATACTTCCTTACCAAATTCCCATAAACGAACACCTAAATGCTCTTCACCACGAACAATAACAGGAACAAATACACGCATTTTTGGATCCAATTTCTTGGCTAATGCCCAGTTGTCGCGATCTTTTGATTGACGTAATTTTGCTGCAAATTCCATGATGGGATCTGCTTCTCCGAAGTTGTTTAATGCCAAAACCGGACCTTTAGCGAATCCATAATGGAAATACACCTCGCGGAATGGGTTTTGCTTATTGAATTTTGATGGTACGATGCGAATCGTATAATTGCCTACCTGAGGCTTCCAGAACACTTTCGTGTAGTCGATTTTTTCGTAAGTCTTACCTCCACTGTTTTTGGGAGCGTTAAGATTACCTAATTTTTGCTTTAACAAAGCTAAATCCATAATATAACTATTTAAGTTTTAAAAATTGTACTCGTAAATGTAATTGGGAAATTCTAAAGATTAATTATCTTATGAATTTTTGTTTGAATGATGTTTAAATCATTACTTTGAATTAATAAGATTGAATTTTTATAATCCAACCAGGTAATACGGAAATTAGTATCTAAAATACCATTGTTCAAAGACTTAATTAATGCATTTAATGCATTTATTGTATATAACGTATTTGACTCTTTTTTACGATGTAGTAATATTGTGTTAGGTAGCACCGATTGTTGCTCCATATTGAATGTATCTATATTATAAGTACAGACATATTCTTCAGTCGACAGCGATTCTAATACAAATATTTTAGAATATAATATAGTATATTTAGTCGTTAAAGTATTTAGAGTATTGTCTAATTCTTCAGGAGCCGTGAATGTGCAGAATAGCTTATTAGCCATTAAAAATGTATTATTAAATAAATCGTAACTTAAGTCCAACATAAATATACGGTTTATTTTATTTCTGCGTAGTTGTGTCCAGACTTCGTGGAGTAATTAAATTTTAGTAGCGAAGTTATGCTATCTAATAAATTCTCCGACGAATCGTAATCAAGTAATATAGAATCGTATGTGTATAATATAATTTTTGTTTTTTTATCTTTAAGTAAATTTATTACTGCTGAAAACTGAACTATATTAAATATTGTTTCTGTATTTTGGACAATATAATTAAGTAATTTTTGTGGTGTTGGGTTTTCAATTATAGATTTGGTGAAACGCTTACCGAATTGTGTACCAATTACACCATCATCTGCATCTTTCCATATTTGGTTTGTATAGTCATTTACTTGAGAAAAGAACGGCTTATCTTGGAAATCCTTTCTAACACCGCCATATAATTGCTGAAATACTAATTCCTTAATTGTTTCGGGTGTTGATCCTGGGAATTCTTCAGCTAATTGATCATATATATTCCCTGTAAATTCATACCCCGCTAATTTAGCTATGATGGTTGGGTGATATGCTTTAAAGTCAATTTCAACTAATGTATCGTTTTCTGGGATAAATGCAGCGCGTTCGCCATTTGTTTTATTTAAGGCAGCAAAATTAATACCGTTAAATGCATTTGACGGTCTGCCCGTTAATGTATTTAAATTATATTGTGTATATATTTTACCTTTAGATACTGAAAATTTAGGGTTGGGTAATGTGCTGAAGTGTTTAATGAATGGTTCTTTGTCTAATTTAATGCCTTGTTTTTCAATATTGTAAAATAATGGAGCAACATAATGATTTAAAAA